ATGGCGCTCGTCTATCACGGGACGCCGCTGACGCCCGCACCCGCGCTAGAGGCGGTAGCCGGACGCGCGTTCTGCGTCAGCTTTTACCGCCCCGATAGCGTCGATGCCGTCGAGCGCATGTCGCCCGCGATCATGTATGACAACGGAGCATTCTCGTTCTGGATGCAGGCGATGCGCGCGGGCGTCGATCCGATGGAGGCGGGCAAGAGCGACTGGTCGGCCTATTATGACTGGCTCGCGCCGCGCATCGCGGAGCCGGGGCGCTGGGCGGTGATCCCCGATCGCCCCGCCGCGCCGTCTCAAGTCAACGATGGACTGCTGAACGATTGGCCGTTCGGTCGTGAGATTGGCGCGCCGGTCTGGCATATGGACGGGCCGCTCGATCGGTTAGCGCGGCTCTGCGAGCGCTTCGACCGCGTGTGTCTGGGCTGGATCGGTGACCCGAAGAAGGAGCCTGTCGGCTGCGACGCGTATCGGCGGCGGATGGACGAGGTCGCCGCGCTGATGGGCGGCACCTGGCACCCGCTGCACATGCTGCGCGGCGTGCTGGTCGGCGGCGATTACCCGTTCGTGAGCTGCGACAGTACCAGCCTTGCGCAGAACCACCACCGCTATCGCCTACGCCTGTTCGCCGGGACGCCCGACGAATGGTCTGGCGTGCGCGCCTATGCCGACAAACTTGAAAGGATGGCAGCGTGACCGATTTGCATGACTGGCCTGGCGTTCGCGCGCTTCGGCAGCGGAGCCTTAATGACGTCCCGCTGTACCCGTGCTCAAAATGCGGGAACGGCGATCGTGTAATCCATGATTGTCAGCCCACCCCCTCGCTAACGTCCGAGATCGCGCGCCTTGGGGGTGACGGGGTATGAGCGGGCGTACACTCCCGCCAGGTGGATGCGCTGGCTGCGGTAAGGTCGGCTGCGATTGTCCTACATCGGTCTGGTTAGGGCCAGCGGATGACGAGCCGCCAGTTCGGAAGCTTCGCAATTTCGGCTGGGACGCGCCGAAGCTTTCCGACCTTTCGCTTGACGAGCTAAACGAGCTTCGGCTGTCGGTCACCAACGATCCTGCGTCGCGCAATCCAGATCACCTCGCGGGCAAGTCGATCTACATCCACTCCAAATCAGCGCGGCGAAAGCTGGATGCGCTCGCTTGGGCAGTCACCATCAAACTGAACGAGAAGCGCGCCGCCGCATCTCTCCCAACCCCCGTCGAGCCCGAAGAGGAAACTAGAGCGTGAGCGCTGAAATGGTTGAGCTTCATTGCCGCAAATGCCTGCGGTCTGTCGAATTTAGCCGATCGTCCTTTCCCGACGTTCCCGCATGGGTAGCGCGTATCGAGCACGACAAGTGCAATATCTGCGATGATGGCGACCGAAGCGCTGAGCATTGGATCGATGCGTCGGGCGATGAGCCTGATCCTTACCCGACTGAGAAGGAAGCTAGAGCATGAGCGAGATAGACAAATTGAAGCCGCTGTCAGGCGCAGCCACGGATGTGATGTACGCGCTGTTCCTGCTTGGCCCGACCGAGGACGGCAATGTGCCCAGCAAGTGCGGTCGCGATGACCTGTATGCAGCTGGTCTGATCGATCGCGCTGACGGCTGGCAATGGCTGACCCGCGATGGCGTTATGCTTGGGCTCGGTATGGGTCTCGACCGCATCAAGGAACAGCGCCAACGCGATCGGAGGATTCCGCGATGACCCACCCTCCCGAACAATCCGAAGCGCTGATGTCTCTTGCTGAACGTGTCGAGCGGGCGAATGGGCCGGATCGGGAGTTGGATGCGCTGATCGCACCGTTCCAACGGTTCCGCGTCGTAGAGGAAGGCCACCCGCTGGGGCGATGCTGCTACGACACAGGCGGTCAGCTTGTGGTGCTGCCGCGATACACCGCCTCGATCGACGCAGCGGCAACGCTGGTGCCGGAAGGGTGGGTTATCGCACTCACTGTGTTTAGCGATAGCGCGACTGTTATGTTGATCGACGATCGCATAAATCCGGTACGCTTGCCAGATGTTGAAGGCAATGCGGCCACACCCGCCGCCGCCCTAACCGCCGCCGCCCTCCGCTCGCTCGCCCTCCAGACGGGAGGGGAGTGAGGGTGTACGATCTGTTCGATAGCGTTCGCTCGAGCGCCACGATTTCGCCGTGCGGAAAATACCGCTATTCGCTGCGCCGCGAGTGGGGCGGATCTGCGTTCGTGCTGCCGATCATTATGCTCAACCCGAGCACGGCTGACGCGGCGGTCGATGACCCGACGATTCGGCGCTGCATGGCATTCGCGCGCCGCGAGGGTTTCGCTGGCATCCAAGTCGTCAACCTGTTCGCATTCCGCGCGACATCGCCCGACGATATGATGGCAGCGCCCGATCCGTTCGGGCCCGAGGGATCGGACTATATCGAGAGGGCGCTCAACAGCTCTTCGGTCACCGGAGTGCCAGTTCTCGCCGCATGGGGAACACTCGGCGGTCACCGCGATCGTGCTGCGTCGGTGATTTGCTCGGCGAAGGGGTGGGGTGCGCAACTCGTTTGCCTCGGCACCACCAAGGACGGGCACCCGCGTCATCCGCTCTACGTGCGCGGTGACCAACCGTTCGTGCCGTTCCCCGCCACCCTATCCCCCCGCCCCGCAGTGGGCGCGCAAACGAAGGAAGCGGAGTGAGTACTTTCGAGGAACTGAACAGCGACAAGGCGTTGGTCTGCAAGCGCGAGATCAACAGCGACCAGGGCAATGCGACCGTGTGGATGGTGCTCTGTTCCGATGGTTTCCTGCTCGACTGCGGCTTGTCGGAGGCGCGCGCGGTAACGCTCGCCCGCATGATCAACAAGAGCCGCCCTGAACTGCTTTCCAAGGAAGGATTGAAGCATGCGTTCGGATGACATGACCGCCCAACTGGACGTTGAGGCGCTGGTGGGGCTGGTGGAGCGCATCCCAGTGATAGACAGAGAGATCGACTACAAATACTTCGGCGATTACGAGATGTCGGAAGGTCAGCGCGATGCAGTCGATGCATGCCAAGCCGCACTTCACGCGCTCCCGGCCCTTCTCGCCCACATCGCCGGCGAGGACGCGCGGGTTGCGGCTGCGGTTGCGGCACGCGACGCCGAATGGTCGGGCGTGGCTTCGAGGTTGAATAAATCAGTCGCGGGCTTGGAGTCCGCCATCAGGGAGACGCCAAGTGCAGAATGAGCGAGAGGATTGGGATGATTTGGTCGGGATGGCTCATGAGATTTGGGCAGTCGCGCAATTAGGCCCCGGCGAAGGTATCGTAGACGGTGTTGATCGTATTCACACTATCCTCGCCACCCGTCCCCCAGCGCCAGAGGATGCGGGGACGGTCGAGCGGGCATTGCGCAAGATCGCCGCAGGGACACAAATCACGCTAGAGAATGGCAAACTATGGCCATCCCCGCTCGGTGCCCGCCATAGCCAGGAGATTGCCCTCGCCGCGCTCTCCCGCTTGGATGAGGAGGCGGGGGAATGAGCATGTCACCCGCGCTTAGGCATTTCATCCAACTCAATTTCGGTTGGGACATTTACGAATGGGAGGACGAGGATATTCGCTTTTAAAGCACGCCGCACCACCTCTTGAACCGCAAGCGGGGTTGTGGTAGCAGGAACTCGATATGGCTAGGCCCGCTGCTTCGGTACGGCCTAGTCCTCTCCACCCACCAAATCGCAGTTGATCCTAACCGTGAGGATGGATGGCCGGGCGGGGGATTATTTCGGGCAGTCCTTCGGCAGCACGCCCGTCGCGAACACGGCCTTGACGCAATGCAGGTAGAGCCGGTTGCCAGCCGCGCGGTTGTTGCCGCGTTCGACCGCGCCGATCGCCGCCGCCAGCAGGTCCTGCGACGCGCGCAGCCAGCCTTGGTCTACCTGCACCATCACGCCCGTCTCAGGGTGTTCCAGCGGCTTCAGGCGCTCAGCCTTAAGCAACTCAGGGTTGGGCGTCGGCAGCGTCGGCCGCTCTGTTCGCGCGATCGATGAGGCTGTCTGTGGATGCTGACAGGCTGGCAGTGTCAATGCGAGGGGGAGGAGCGCCAGCAGGCGCGGCAGATACGTCGATCGCATGGTGCATTTCCTCAGTTTTCTGTTGCACGGCCTCGGTCGCGGCTTGGTTGTTGTGCGCAGTCGTCGCGCCGATCGCGGTGGCCGTGGATTGTGCGGTCGTGGTGTCGGCTTTGGCTTCGGCAACGGTCTTGGCGTGCTGCTTTTCGACCTTGGCGGTGACCTTGGCACCACCAGCTTTTTCGCCGCTGTGGTAGATCCAGGCATAGACGCCGCCGAGGATGGCAAGGATCATGGCGATGTCGATCAGCCATTTGATGGGCGCGGTGAGCCACGTGGGCGCGGCTGCTCCGAACAGGCGAAGCGCGAGGGTAGCGATCATGATGCCAACCCCGCCAGGCAGTCGCGCCGTTCCTTCTCGCGCCGGTTCACAAGACCGGGCGACGCGCAATAGACGATCCCCTTGCTCGACGGCTTGCAGGCATAGCCCTTCGGCACTGCACCGCGCGGACGGAACAGAACGATGTACCCCCGGAACGCTTCGCACGCCGCGCGCCAGCGCCGCGCCGCCGCCTCCCGCGCCATGGGCGAACCGCGCCAACGGCCCGCACCGGCGTTGAGGATGAAGTCGCCGGCCTGCCCGCGAAGCGACACCGGGCCGGATAGCAGCTCTGGCGTAATCGCCACCGCCTCGCTGGTCGCTTCGGTGAGATCGTCCGCCAGCCAGGCATCGCATTGCGCCTTGGTTGCGGTCATGCCCGGACGGACATCGCGGGTACGCCCATTACAGATCGTCCAAACGCCGCCGCTGTCCTGATAGGCTTGGTAAACGGTGCCTTCGGCTGTACGGGTGCCGGGCAACGCCAGCGTGACGGCTGCGGCGATCAACGCACCGATGCCAGCGCCGACGCCGACCTTGTTGGCCGGGGTCAGCTTGCGCGGTTTACTGGGCATCGGTCGGCACCTTGCGGGTGATGCGCGCGACGGCAATCGCGATCAGCAGCAGCACCGGGAAGGATCCGGTCACCCACGACGGGAGCAGCGCGCGCAGATCCTGCGGCATCGCATTCCAGATGTCGGACGCAGTGCCGGGAAAGGCCTGCACGAACGCCTCGATCAGCGCGCCGATCGCGGCGAGCCGGATCGAGGAGAAGGTATAGGCGCGATGCCAGTCATCGATAAGACGCGCGCACAACCAGGCGCGCCACTTTGCGAGCAGCGTCATCGGATTTCCTTTCGGGGTACGGGAGAGTGAGCGGGGCCAGCCCCCGCAGGCATCGCCTTCGGAGGCTTGGTCGTACGTCGCCGCAGTGGCGCGGATGCCACGCGAGAGGGTGTCCTGTTCCAGCGCTGCCTCGGCGCGTGAGACGAGATCGTCGAACGCTGGCGTCGGCGGATGGAGCGGGAACGCCCCGCGCAACGTGTCCTCGAATGCCCCGACCTGGGCATAGCGGCGCTGCGCGATCGCCCGTTCGACCGGGTTTGCCAGCGCCAGCAAGAAACCAACGAGGCAGAGGATGCCGCCGCCCTCGATCATGGCATTGGTCCGGATTTTGGCGGCGCGATCATTTCGAGTTTGGCCTCGATTCTGGCCGTTCGCTCGTTGATCATGTTGAGCTGTTTATTGCTCTCTTCGAGGGCCGTGATCCGGCGCTCGTGCTGTTGGAGCTCGTTGAGGTAGCCGCCGCCTGTCATCATCGCGCCGATCAGCGTGATCACGATCGCTGCGGGTGCCCACCAGTCTTTCCATGTCGGAGCACGCGGCACTTGTGCGCTCACGCGGGAACTATCTCAAACCGATCGGTCGGCGGTACCGTCGTATCGTCCCATAGCTGCGGATGAACCGGGGAACTCGGATCGTTGAAATCCTTCTGGAGGTAGGCCCTCGCACCCCCTTCGGAGGAGAAAGAGAGCCCGCGCTCGGGACTTCGGCGCAACATTCCACCATCCCAGTAGAGGTTGTCGCTAGTGTCAGCATCGGTGACGCATATCTTGAACATTATGCCACTCCTGATCCGGTGATCTTGAGCCAGATGCCCGATGTTGCACCGGTGTCCTTCTGCTGGAAGCCAAGCGCTCCGCTAACAAAGACAAGGCGAATGCCCGTCGCGCTGGAATCGTCACCAAAGCTCGCATCGCCTTTTAGTTTAAGGCTGAGCCCCGATCCACCATCGACCACGAACGTCGCCGTCTTGTTGGTCGTCATGTTCATGACCGTGTAGATTCCGATCGCGTAGGCTTGCGTCAGCACCGGTGAGAAGTCGTCCACCGCCACTGGTGCCGGTACAAACCGACCGCCGGGGAACAGAATCTGGCCGCCGTTGGTATCAAAGTCTCCGCCGGGCGGAGAGGTAAAGGTTATGGCGTCCGGCCTCGCGTGATTCTCGAAGGTGACCCGGCGGTTCTGGACTGAGGATGAGGGTATAAGACTGGCCCCAGCAAGCTTGATCGCGAGAGACCGGTAGGAGGATTCGGGTGCCAAGCGTATCGTAGTCGCGCGCGCGTCGATGTTGTAGAGGCTGACTGCGGTGTCGACGCGGGTTGCCTTGATGTCTACATCAAGGCCCGAGCAGGTGTGCGGGGCACCGTCAAATGTAGCGGTGAACCCTGTTGAATAGCCATCAACGACTCCGCGAGCGTAAACCTTGCTGACGTCCCCTGCGAGCATCAGCCCAGCGCCTAAAAGGTTGCTTCCGTCAGTTGCCGGGGCAGTACCTGGAGCAAATGCATTGGCTTTTAGCCCAGTGACCCGCACCGCAGATTGACCGAGATAAAACGCTGCCACCTTGCATGGCCCAATAACCTCGATGTCTTCAAACGAACTGCCAGTTTCGTAACTTGCCCCCCGGAAATAAGGCACCATCGCAACGGCATTGTAACTGCTGATCTGATCTGAATAGGCGGGTGCGTAGATGCGCCCATTCCTGAAGGTGCAACGCTGGTTGTCCCGCCCCAATGCGCCGGGATTCACGCAATTCACCGTTATGAAGTTGGTCGCGGTGCAGTCGTGGCAGCCATAACCTAATTCGATTCCGGTATCCGCAGAGTTTTCGATGTATACGTCTTCAAGATGGACGTTGCTGATGACGTCGCCAGTGTCGAGACTACCGCCCGACGAGGTGGCGAAGATGCCGTTTTGCGTGACGGTCGTATAGATCCGAATGCGACGGCCGAACATATTAGACGCGACAAGCTGGAGGCCGTTTGCGTATGTATTCCAGGCGAAGAGACCATCGACCTCCAAGAGGCCACCACGGTGCACGAGCACGTTCGAGGAGGAGCCCTTGGCCTTTAAGTTCTGGATCAAGACCCGGCTCGACGGTGTCGCAGGCGTGAAGTTCACCTGCACCAAATCATTGATGTTGCCGCCCAACGTGGGGTTCGGAACGGTAGCGTCGATGTGCATATTGATGAGCTGGGCGTGGGTGGAAACGAGAATACCGACGCCATCGGAGCCGGTGCCCCCCATCTTCTTCAGCACGCCGCCCATGCCGTGGACGACGAGTCCGGGGGTAGTGATCTCGACCATATCACCCTTGAAAGGGAAGATTCCGGGCGGGATCACGAAATGATCTTTTCCCTGGACCGCAGCACGGATTGCTGTCGACAGATCTCCGGTCCAGGTGCCCGCGATGATCTGTGTCTGGGTCGTCTTCGCGAAGGCATCCAGCAGCGTCGGAAGGTTGCGCAGGGCGCTGTCGGTATCGGTGATCGCGCCGGACGACAGCCACCGATAGCCGACGCGAGTTCCCCCTGTCGGAACAGCGAAGCCCGCGACCCCCGCGTCTATAATGTCGGCTACAGACGCCTGGGCGAAGCCATCCTGTGACCCGTCCGCGGCGTCACCGGCAACGCGCACCGGAACAAAGCCGGTAGGATAGAGCCTTGGCCCGGCGATCGGCGTCGTCGGGGTCCAAAAGGTATCGGTCATGATTTTGCCTCAGGGTGCTCGAGGTGGCGCGCGCGGCGTGGCGAAGCGGCGGTCATTCGCCGATCGCGCGCCAGGAGAATCCATCGATCGCGGAGACGCCGCCGGCCTGTGGGTAGTTGAGGTAGATGACCCCGCCGGTCGTCGACCACGAGACGGACTGAGCCCAGATGTCATGGTTCTGGGTGCTGCTCGCGTTGACGGCCGTCGGCTGGATCTGATCACAGACGGTTGGGAACGGGATCGGGAAGGTGACCGACTGCGCGCCCTCTGTGAAGGATCCGAGGACGGTGCCCCACTGCTCGATTACCCCGCTGGCGCGTCGCTCCCATTTGCCGTTGGCATTCGACCCCGACGTCCCCTTGAAGACGCCCTGCCAGTTGAAGCCGTCACAGATCAGGATGTAGATCTGTCCCGCGACCAGCTCCCCGCCAGTCAGCTGCGCGCCGTTGCTAGTGATGTAGGCAAGGTCGCTTCCGTTCGTCGAAAGTGTCACCGGGCCAGAGTTGGTGGCGGTGATTTTGAGGTGGATGATGAGGCCCGGAAGCAACACCGACGGAGCTGGCACGAGAGCGACGGTGATCGCATTGGCCGTCCCGCCGGCGACCGCGAAGTTATAGGCGCCGCTCTGTACGGCTTGCGCCATTACATCAGGCGAGACCGCTTTGTTCGTCGAGGTGCCTGCCACTCCCTCGGCGCGCGACGCATAGGTGGTCGGGACGATCGAAGCGACGATGCCGGCAGCCGGCAGGATCGGCGCACCGGCGGCGGCGGCGATGTTCCCGGATACGATGGCGGTTGCGCCATAGGCAACCGTGACGACCCAGAGCCCCACGAAGCCGGAGTCCGGGGCTGGGGTTGTCTGCGTGCCGGTGGATGCAGGAATGCCGGGCTTGGCGACGAGCGATACAGTTCCCGCGCGCTTGGTCGGCTGCGCCGCACCGCTGTTGGCGGGCCCGCTATAGGCTGCGGTCGGGTTGCTTGCGTTGTAATAGGGCAGCACGACGGGCGTGTTGTCGACTTCGGAGAACGTCGCCTGGATCAGGTAGTTGATGCTCTGGCCGACCGACGACGGCGCGGTGCACGAGAGAAGGGTGTTGCCCAGGGCGATGCCCTGCTTGACGATCTGGTGGGCGGTGTCAGCTGGCAGGGACCCATAGGCGTTGTCGTCGAGATTTTGGCGGGCATAGATCTCGCCCGGGCTGATTTTGACCTGCATCGAGGCTGGCGACGTCGGGGCACATCCCAGCCCGTTGACTGTCGTCGTCGTGCCAAACAACGTCGCGGCCAGCTGGCCCAAGCCGACCATCGCGTTCCGCTCGCTGTTGAGAATATCGGTCTCAAGCGGGATCGCGCCCGGGTATACCGTGACTCTGTCCATCTACGTTCTCCATGAGGAAGCGAGCCCGGCTCTCGCCTGGCGGTAATCGCGTATTCGGTTGTTGAGTGCCCGAGCGGGCGGAGTTCAGAGGTCCCAGCCCTCGATGAGCAGGCGGCCCCCGCCAAAGAAGATGTGGCCGCCGTTTAGATTCAACGCGTTGATCGTGGGATCGACCGGCATCCCGATCCGCGCCCAGACGATCGTTCCCGCTGGCTTCACGCTGTCGATCGCGGCGAAAATATCGGACGCGTTCACCGGCTCGGTGATGGTCGAGATATCGCCATAGGCGGCACGCGAAGGCACTCCGTAGCCGCCGGCTGGAATGTTGTAGCCCGAGATGAGCGGGATGCCGGTCCCAAGAGGCCGGTAGGCGGTGACGAACGCCTGGTACGGCAACAGGATCGAGCCATAGCCGCCCGCTGCGCCATATCCCGTAAGTGGCGCCCCATAGGCCCCTGTATCAAGCACCCTACGCGGTTCGAAAACATCCGGCGTCCTGCCGGTGAGGCTTTCAAGCACGGCGATGACATCCGCGCGGGTACCGCGCTTGCGGAACAGGTTGGCAATGATCCGGTTGCGGAAAGACGCATCGCTTTGCCCGGCGATCCGCGGGAGACCGGTTCCGAAGAAGTCCGCCGAAATCAGGTCGAGCCACCCCCCCGTAGCGGTTAGAACGCGGGTCTGAAGCTTGGCATAAGTGACCAGGCTGAACAGAAATGCCTGCACATAGCCGTACCCCGCGAGCAAAGCGCTGAGCACTGGAACCGTGTCGCCGAACCAGCGCGGGAGGAGCGCCTTGAGCCGGCCGACCTGGTCACTCTGATCGCCGGTGGTCACGCGCCGACTGCCACGGTGCCGGGGCGGATCACCTGCTTCGGCGTCGCTGCGATATCGTCCGCCGCACCGTTGATCTGGAGGCCGGAGATGTTCGCGACGCCCGGGGATGCATCATAGGCGACCTGGATCAGCCGCGACCACGACAAGGAGGCGCCGAGGGGCAGGCCGCCGATATACGCGGCGATCGCTGCATTGACGGCGGCATAGACCGGAGTAGCCAGATAGCCAGCCGCCAGACCGATATGGCCGGTAACATTTGCCGTGACGACGCTTGGCCCGAAGACGCCGAAAGTGATCGTGAAGCCCCGCACGGCATCGATTGCGTCGGCGACCGAATTGAGCAAGTCGCCCGAGGGCGCGCCACTGCCGTCGTCGACCACGACATAGAAATATCCCGGGTTGGCCGTCCCGTTGTAATTCTCGTTTTCGATCACGACGGCGGTGATGTCGCTTTGCAGCGAGGTAGCCGCATAGAGGATCGCGGCCTTGGTGGCTTCCGCCAGACTTGCGAGAAAGCCGACAAAGCGAGCGCGGAATGCGACATCGGTTTCAGCATCGTCGCCGTTAGCGAAGGGTGCGGAATTGGCCACCACGTCGATGCCGGCGATTGCCTGGCCCAAAGTGTTGATGCCGCCGCTCGCCGCATTCCCGGCCGCTCCGGTCACGACGGCGGTGGCAGGCACCGCAATCGAGGTTATCCCCGCGCCGAGGACGTAGCCCCCGAAACCGGCGTTGTACGCGGCGTCTGTGGCGTCCAGCGTCACGACGTACTGCTGCGACCCGTCCGCGCTTTGCGCCGCAGCCCCGACTGGAACGACAGCCTGTGCTGTCGCAGTGAACCGGGAGAAGGTGAGCAGCCCGGTGGCGGTCACCGGCGGAAGCCGCACCAGCCCGTAATCGGCCATGAAGCTGTCGAGGTCTGCCCCGCTGGAGGTCGACGCGCGCGTGACAGCAAGCACCTTGAGTACGAGGCCCTGCAGCCACAACGCGACCGCGGCGTACGCCTCGACCACCGCGCGCAGCACCGACCCCACGGTGAGGTCGATCAGGGTTCTGCTTGAGCCGCCTTGGATCGCGGCGACCTGCTCCTGGACGAGAGTGGTGAAATCCTTGGTCTGAAGGTCGGCCATTATTTCCCAACCTCGAAAGAGAGCGTGACCGGCTGGCCGGATGGCGCATCGGTGTAGATGATCGTAATCGCGAAACCGCCGCCGGCCGCGCTTGGGATTGCTGCGACGTTGATTTCTGGGGCCGGCGCCCGCGCGACGGCTTCCTCGAGTTGGATTTGCCCGCGGACCAGCGCGCGAATCTTGGGAACATCAGCGGTTCGGCCGACGTACTGCGGCAACCCAGCCCCATACTCGGGGTGAAAGATGTACTCTCCAGGGTTGGTGAGAAGCCGGCGCAGGATTCGCTGCTGTCCGCGAATCGTGTCCGTCGCGCCTTGGAGGTCGCCGGTGCCGGAAACGGAAAGGTCAGAACCGATGTAGTGGTCGAGATCGGTGAGGTTCACTGCGGACCTCCCGATAGCGCCGACCCGGCTTGAACGTTCTTGTGGACGTGCGTCGTCAGTTCGATGTCATTGGCCTTGAAGGTGCCGCTATGCGTCCAGTTACCCGCGCTGCTGATCGTGCCGTCGCCTTTCAGCTTGATCTGCGCGCCCTGCGCGTCGTCGAGCGTTACCGCGCCGTCGGTGGTGAGCTTGATGCTCTGGCCGTGCTTGTGGACGATCCAGAGTTCGCCGGTCGGCACCGACAGGGGCCGCTCGCTGTCGTTGAAAAAACGCCAGCCAACGCTTCCAACGCCCCCGTCGGCTTCCTGAAACTCGACCTCCACCGCATCACCGATTGATGGGGCCGCAAAGAAGCCCCAACCATTGCCGATCCAGACGGCTTTGAGCGGTAGCCAGCCGGTGACCACACCCTCGGGCTGGATCAACACCTTCACCGCATGGTTGTCGGGGTCATAGCTCGACACCGTCCCGTGGCGGGTTGTCGCGTTCGATTGTCCCGCCTCGGTCGCGGCGCGGCGCACCTGGTTAAGCAGGCCTTCCATCATGCGCCGGCCTCCACCTCGGGGGTCGTGTTCTTCGCCGACACCGACATGCGATAGCCCTCGTCGATGCTCATCGAGCGTTTGATGCTGTCCGGAAAGTAGATCTGATCGAACGAAGTGCCAGTCCCGCCAACCGCGATCGTGCGGCTGCAATCGAGCAAGCCGTCGCCGGGCAGGTCGGCGTCTAGCTTGACGGTGTGTTGCACGATTTGATCGTAGAGCTGCTTGGCACGCTGCGTCGCCTGATCCTGCGTGAGGCCCGGGATCGTACGATGCCATATGGTTGTTTGCGCCGCAGACTGCCCCGGCTTCACCGCTTTTGCCGATTTGGGATAGCTGGCGACAAATGCCTTTTTCTGTTTCGCGTTCCAGCTTCGCACCTGCACTGTGATGCCTTTGGCAATCGTCAGGCTGCGTGAGAGCGAAAGCGTGGTGGTGTTGATGTTCGGGTAGGCGAAATCCTCAGAAGGCTGCGTCCACACGATCGCGTAATGATCGCTGGAAGGCGCTGCGCGGGGTTGGAAATGCAGCACTTTGCCGACCACGAACACGTCGAACTGTTCATAATCAGCAAGTTTCGTCAGCAGCTCCCATTCGCTCTGTTCCTGGCTCAGGTCGACATGGTCTTGCGTGTAATAATTTCCGACTTTGGTCGTCGTGGCCGTGACCGCAGCCGTCAAACCGTGGCGGCCAGCGAGGGTGATCGCGATTTGGCTGGCGGTTTGGTTGCTGAAATTCTCGCTCGTTTTCGTGTCGATCAGCCGGGCGGTGAGATCGCGGCCCGAGAGTTCAATCTTGCCAAGCGCCGGGTGGTAATCGATGTCGTCGACCTGGCCGAAAATCAGCAGATCAGCAGCCACCGGGACATATGCCGCAGGATCGGTCGGCGATTCTTTTGCGAAAATTTCAACATCGATGCTGGTCTGGCTGGCGACCCATGCCGCGTCGCGCGCGGCGGGCAGGTCCGCAACCGCCAGAACGACCCGAAAGGTGTCGGCGGATCGAAACACGTTGTTCTCGACCTCCCACGACACCCACCCGGTCACGAGGGTGCCGCCAAGTTTCACTGCGCCACGCGGCTGGCGAGCGATGCCGGTGATTGGCTGGGGATTGATGTCAGCCACCGAGCACGCCCCCCGTGTTGTTCGTAAACTGCGGCACGACCAGCGTCGCGACACCGGTGATCTCCGGGTCGGAAAGTTTGTTGGCCGCCGCGATTGCGGTCCACCCCATCGCGTCGCCATATTCGTTCGCGGCGAGTGTGAAGAGGTTGCCGCCGCCGGTCGTCAGCGTCCGGACGCCGCTGTTGATCTGCCCGAGATTGGTCGACATCCTCCCGAGTGTGCGATCCAGCAGTAGCAAGCGCGGCTGATCGGCAATTGCTCCAATTTGGCCGGTCAAGTTGGCGATTTGACCTGCGATCGGGCTTCCAGGGACCACGCCGCCAAGCGTGGCGACGCTCTGAAGTGTCGCGCCGGTCGACTGTAGCAGCAAGGCAACTTGAGCGCGCGCATCGGCGATCGGCTGGAGCACCGTGGCAATCTGGCTTTGCGCTGCGGCGGCCAGGCTGTTGATTTTGCCAAGCGCGCCAGTGATCGCGGCCACCGCCGACGACAGGCCACTGTGGCCGATCTCGGCCGCCAGCGCGCTTGCCGCAGCGGCGTCGTCTGCAACGGCTTGCTCATAGCTGGAGGTCGTAATGGTGGTGACCGGTGCGGTCTCGTCGGTCACTACCTCGCAGGTGATCTGGTAAGGGATGCGATAGCCAAGATGATAATTCGGGCGGAACGACTTCACCAAGACTGTGTAGGATAGTTCGCTCCAGCGCAGAGCCAACGGCTTGCCTGCCTTGCGCAGACCATCGAGATAGAGCGCGCGCGGCAGGGCAGAGGCACCGACGAGATAGCCGGACCATTCCAGCGCAAGTGGCACGTCGCCCATGGCATCGATGACGCGCCGCCCGCCGACCAGCTCGTGCACGATCAGCTTTTGGTCGCCGCCGAACGGGATGCTTTCAGGTATCTCGAACCGGACGAAGCGGAAGTCGCCAAGCGTCAGAACGGTATCGGTCAACGCATCGCGCCCAGTGCGAGTGACGGGCGGGCGCGCTGTCCATCGAAGCCGGTCGATCCGGCGTTCGGACGAGCCGCTTCCCTGGCTTGATGCTTCGTGACAACCGTGGCGATCCGATGTCCGTCGAGATGGACGTTGCTCGTGACCTGCAAGGGCTTGCCCCCCGCCGGGCGAACGCCAGGGCTGCTGCCGTCAGGGTTTCCGGCAAACATAGCCTTCGGGATCTGGAACAGCGGGTTGATCGCGTTCACACCCGCGATGATCGTGTTGATGACGGTCTGAAAACTACGCAGCAACGCCCGGCCAAATAACCCGATCGCACCCATGATGTCGCCATTGAAGAGTTTGCGAACCGCGTCGCCAATGTCTTTGAAATTGGCGAACAATGCCGACTTAATTTCCTTCCAATTATTATAGACAAGCCACCCGACCGTGGCGATGGCGGCGATGGCAAGGCCGACTGGACCCAGCGCGGCGACGACGTAACGGAACAGCATCGGCAGATAACCGAGACCGCCACGCAGGATTGAGAGGCCAACGCCGACCGCACGGAACGCTGGGACAAGGTTGCGGATCAGCATCAAGCCCCGCAGGCCCGCGGTTAGCAACGTCAGGGATCCACCGACGACGGCCGCTACGGATACGAGCGCGAACCCACCGACAGCGATTTTTGTAAACGTCGGATTGGCCGTGATAAACGCGTTGAGGCGATTCATCACGACAAGGGCCATTTCGAGCCCTTTTACATAGTAGGGCAAGATGACCTGCCCAATTTTCAGCTTAAGGTCAGCTTCGCGCTTTTCGAGGTCAAATTCTTTGCCGGAAGCGCGACCGCCAGCAGCCCGGTAGCTCTGATCGATACCGCGCGCGCGGTTGAACGCTTCGCGCGAACGCAGGATCGTTGGCATCTGGCGCTCGATGAGGTTGAACATCGCGCCGCCGGTGCGTCCGAAAATCTTTGCGTTTTCGACGGTGCGCTGCGCGGTATCAAGGTTCATCCGCGCATACATCGGCTGGACCATCGTCCGGTAATATTCAACCGGGTCGGTGCCGAGCAAAGTGCCGTTGCGGATTGGATTTCCGGTGAACGACTTAATGCCGCCCTGGCTGTTCCAAATGATCTTTGACCCGTCCCATAGGCCGTTGTTCACCAGCTCATGGGACACTTGGTTTGGTAACTTCACGATGCCATTCAGGCGGTTGAAGGTCGTCATCAACGCGGTGCCTGCTGTGCTGCCCTTCATTTCGCCGATGATCGGCTCCAGGTCGGCGAACAGCGAGCGGGCACTGAGGTTCATCGCAGACGAGCCGCCCCGCGCCATAAACTGCCGATACTGCGTGAAATCGACGTTGCCGCCAGACGACTGGACCGCTTTGAAACCGGAATTTAGCAATTCGTTGAACCGCGCAGCGCTTTTCAGGCCACCCGCCTGTTCCACGAACCGCAGCATGTCCATTTGCTTTGCTTCGGTGGCTTCGCGCGAATGCTCGTCGAGGCCGCGCGACGCGAACGCCATCCGAGCGATCATCGGTGCCGCCATCTTCGCGGCCGCCAATTGCTCGGGCACGCTGCGGGCTCCGGCTTCGCGAAACACGCCCTGCGCTTCAATGAAATAGCGCAGGATGTCTCGCTGCGACGACCCCATGATATGTTGCGCTTCGACGAACTTCTGCGCGTCGCGCATGGCGACATCGCCCATGCCAAACTGTTGCAGGCGACCGAGCAGGATCTCGTACTTTTTGGCTTCTTCGAGCGGCCCCTTGAACAACGCCAGTCCGCCAAGGCCAGCACCGGTCATGATGCCGCCGATCGCCGCCATCTTGCCGATCGACTTCAATCGTGCTTCAAGGGCTTTCGCATCGGCGTCGGTCGACTTGAAGTGGCGGGCCATCATCTGGAGACCGCGCGTTACGTTCTCGACCAGCGAGACTTTCACCGCAATCTTGTAAGCTTCGATCGACATGAAAACCTCCCGTAGATTGCAGTTGTGGTTGGCGGATCAGAGCCCAGCGTTTGACCGCCCCAGCCTTTATCGGCGGACGGTCCGCGCAGAGCCCAAGGGCGTCACCGGATGGGACGCCGTCCTGCTGGCGATGGTGTCGATGTTTCTGTGCTTCGTCGGTCTGGCCGGGTTGCTCGTCGGCTTGTTCGTGCTTGGCGTGATCGTCTCTACCTGGTTCGGCTAACGTTCCACGACGCGGTCGTAACCAAGGCTTGGATGCACCAAGTCACCGCCGATGATGCCAGCCAGCACCGCGCCGCCCAGCTCGGCCAGGATTACGTCGTGATTGCGTTCGGCTGCGGGGCCTAGCACCGGTCGCGGCGGAATGTGTTCGGTGCCGAATTCCTGATAAACCATCACGTCGTCATCCGAACCGATTTCCGCCTCCAGATCGGCTACACGGTGCGATATGCCATCCCTCAAACCGCCGGTCCGCAGAAGCGGATCGTCCGGCGTGAAGCCAAGCCGCTCGCGTTCTTCTTTCGTCGACTCTGCCAGTTCCGGCCATGCGCCGAATGGGCCAACACCGGGCTGATATACCCCGAACTCGCTTTTTGCGGTGGCCTCAATGCGCTTTGCGACGCGCTCGAGCGCTGCGGTCCCCGCTTTGTGGATTGCGACCTCGCGGCTGGCGAAGTGCAGGGCGGCTTCCAGCAGAGAAAGGTCCATCTCATCGGTCCTTCGATTGGCGAGGGTGGACTTTCAGCCAAGGCCGAGTAGCTTCCGATCCGCAGGTGGGGGATTCGAAATGCGGCGATTGTTGATCTGCGTACTCTTCATAGCTTTGGGAGCGTGTGAACCGAGCACTTCAGACAATTCTGCGGCAAGTAATGGTGTTGCCGCCGCTGAAGCAACGCCCGCCAAATCAACCCACAACTATTCCGAACTGCAAAACGGTGTCTATTATTACATCACAGGCGTGTCAGATAACGACAAGGCGGCAGGGAAAGCTGCTGCCGACGTGGTTGGGGTCAAATATCTTGGTCAAAACAACGGCGGGGAATATACCCTCGCGCTGATCAGCGACGATTCGAGCGTAGTGGGAAAGGCGTATTGTCGAAACCCGTGTGTAATCGTCCGCACCAGCTCCGGGCAGAAGTTTGGAGCAGAAGGGACGGTGATTTCGGAAGCCTTCGCCGATGCCATTGCGGGCGAACTCGACAAAGCGAAGCCCTAAGCCTCTTCCTCAAATCGCATCGTCTCAAAGTTGAACTTGCCGCCGTGGAAAATCGAAAACCGGATTGCCATAGCCATGCGGATATCGGGTTCGACCTGAAACGCGACGTCAAAAGGGACACCGTTGTGAACGAGCCACAGGCACTCGCTCAAATCGGCATCCCTCAGGAGTTTTTTACGGTGCCGTCCTTGGCGGGGCCATCGACCATGAAGTTTTCATAGACCCCACGCTGCGCAGCCTCGTTGCCTTCATCGCCGAGCTGCGCATACAGCGCACGAAGCTCACCTTCCGAGCCTGGCGTAACGACGGGATTGCCATCGATCGCAGCGACGAATTTGAGATGATACACCTCAGCCAGATAGACTTGATTGGCTTCGCCGCCGTTGCCGCTGCCCGCCGCCTTGGCAAAGTCCAGATTGGCAAGCGGCGATGGCTTGCGCAGAGAGATTACCCGCCCAAGCGCGTCGGTGACATCGACACTCTTGGCGGCCGCGCGCACGATCTGCGCGCTCGGGCTCGGCGCATTCTGCATTTCTTCGGTGGTCATGATCACGCCTGCTTGATGCGGCGGCCAGCCATGAAGCTGACGGCCTGGTTGACGGACTTGTCGGCGCTCCATTCCCCTGGATCGTCGAATTTGAGCAGCACCCGCTCGTAACGGAACTGCGACACGCCGCCGCCGGGTTCAACGATGGTCTGCTGCATCGTCGCCTGCGGCTCATCGGCACCGGCGTAATAGTTGCGCTCAAGCTGCTCGAAATAGTTGTCGAGTTCGGGCCCGCGGCGCTCCAGCTTGAAGTTGCCGGACCAGCCATCATAGAAACGCAGATTGTCGGTCGTGCCGTCGAGCGGCTTGATGCGCTGGTCGGTCGTGTCCTGCTTCGCCATGAAGCCGGTCACCTTACCAAGGCGCAGCGGGGTGCCGTCGGGGAGGATGACTGCGATGGTGACGTCGCGGCCGATCGAATAGCCGTTCTGGGGCATGACGTGGGACTCCTGAAACTAGGGAAGGGCGCGGCGCGGCGTCAGACCAGCGACGCGGTGACGCGGACCGATTGACCGCCTTCTACGTTCAACAGCAGCTTGGTGATGACCGAAAGATAGGTCACCCGAACGTCGGCCTGGAGATAGCCCAGAGCAACGCGCGACTGCGGGTTGTTGGCATTGTTCATCTGTACCGAGAACGGCGGTTTGGTCGGATCGGAGACGTCGCCGATCATGCCCTGCTGCCAAAGGTTACCGAGAAAAGCGTTGAGCGTCGCCATCGCTTGGTTGCGCGCGGCGGGGCTTTGCAGGCGACCGATGTAGATGCCCATTCCCGCGTTGAGCGTGTAGGCGAGATAGTTGGTAAGGCGCGGGTAATTGTCGCCGTTGATGACCGCGTTTGACGACGCGTTGCAGCCCAGCCGGACGCCAAACTGAGCGCCTGCGGGGATCGGATTTGCGATGACATCGATCCCGGCTTGCGCCAGCGTTTGGAGATCGGCGGTGCTGTACGTCGCGTTCTGGTAGCTCTTTTGCGTGCCCAGAATGCCGTAGAGCGGTTTGTTGAGGCTCGACTGTTCCGGCGAAAGCGCAGACAGGCGACCCGCAACGAAGCCCTGCGGCGAAATCAGGCGGACCTGATTGTTGACCGTGTCCTGAAAATAGCACCAATCCCCGAGCATCGGCTTAATGGTGTAGCTGTCGATCGCGGCAGTGGATTTGGCGGTGACGGCACCGGCGATCGTCTCGCCCGACGGGCCCGTCGAGACCATATAGACACCTTCGGACAAGCCGAACGCGACCTGCGTGGTCCACGTCGTGCTGTCATCGGCATCGGCGAGCATCGCGACCGACGCGCCGGTCGAGCGCAGCGCGTACATGCCCTTGCGCGGGGTCGTGTCCTGGCCGATCAGAACCGTGCTGGTGATCGTGGCCGCACCGTCTGTGCCACCGGCGAGCGGGGTCGTTGCCGCAGTCGGGGCAGTGGTGCTGGCACCGGCGGTGGCAACAACAAGCTGCGACGGGCCGCGCAGGCCCGACGACCCGGCGTTGATCGCAGCGGCGATCGCAACCCAAACCGCATTGCCGGTGAGGCCAGCCGCGATGTTGTCGAACACCTCGGGCACAAGTCCGGGAAGCGTGACGGTCGCTTTCCAGCTATTCGCCTGGCTGCCCGGTGCGAGCGTGACCTGAATCGCGTTGCCGAGCGTGCCGGTATATTTCGCGGTGATCGTCACGCCGGTCGTACCGATCGCGGCGGTCGCTGCGGCGTCGGTGCCGTCGGTCACGCGAACGCACCGCATATTGTTCGCGCCGTTGAGAACTGCGGCCCAAACGGCGGTGCCCAGATCGTATTTCCGGGCCTGCACGTTGCCGAATTTCTGGACGAAGTCGGCCAGGCTACCGACGATCGTCGGCGCGTTGACGGGACCCCATTGCGCCGTCCCGACGATGCCGAGGATGTTGGTCGGCTGCCCGTTGATGAAATTCTCGGACGGCGGAACGATCTGGGTGTAAACGTCAGGGACGTAGAGCGCGCTGGTATTGATCGCGCCTTGCTGGAAAACGGGCATTGCGGGGCTCCTTTACGAGGCGCTGGCGGTGTCGGGCTTGGGCTTTGCAGGCGGGGCAGGATCATCGACGGTGACCACGAAGGCAGCCTGTTCGGATTCGAGGATCTCAGCGATGGTGGAGGGTTCAGTAATGCTGTCGCCGACGACACGGTCGCCGAACGCCTGGATGACGCGGAGCATGAGACGTTCCTTTTAAGGGCGGGTGATCGTGGGACCGGTCGCGGTCAGCGTCGGGCCAGCAGTGAGCGTCAGCACTGGGTGTGCCACCGTCGTCTGCGGCTCGCTGTAAGTCGTGGCGTAATTGATCGAATAAAGCAGGTCGCGGCGGTAGACGCCGGACTTCTGTTGCGCATCGATCTGAATTTCGTCGATCGAGGTCAGGACCGCTTGCGAACCGTCGTCGAGGTCCAATCGCGTGATCCGGGCAAGTCCGGCGTCGAGCCGCTTGGCGACCAGATCGCGTAGCTTCGGCGTCCCGGCCCAGATCGTAATCTGCAAGGTCCGGGCCTGTCGCCTTACCTCCAGCACGCCCGTGCCAGCGGTGCCGTTATTGTCGATCTCCGCCCACTCGGTATCGCCCAGCATGACGGTCGTGACCTTGCCACCGGGTCGCGGGAACACCGAGACGTGGACCTTCCCCGCGCGCGCATCATCGGACAGCGAGTTCGGGTCGGGCCAGCCCTGATAGACCATGATCGGGCAGTTTTCGATTGAAGCCTGCGCCGTGCCGTTGGGGTACGCGAGACTTGCAATAGCCTGCACCACCGCGTCGGCGGCCTCCGTCATGTCGGCCATTTCAGGTGTCCAGCGTTATGACGGTAAGGCGGTAACCGAGGCTGTCCCAATAGGGCTGAATGACCTGATAACGGTGCCCGAGGTCGTCGATCATGACATCGCGATTTTCAACCGCCCCGAGTGCAAGCGCGCGCTTGGGTATGAACACGTACCATGTCGGCGTCTTGGCATCGCCAGGGAGCCTGACTGGGTTGTTCGTACCCTCGCGACGCGCTTGAATGCTGGCCGGGATGCCGCAGACAATCTCGTCTTCGGCATCCGGGGTATGGCCGCCATAACCGACCGCACCGATACCGTGCTGCGCGCCGGGCCGTCGAAACGCGACCTTTCGGGGATAGATGAAGCTCATCAGAAAAACAGCTTTAGCTTGTAAGGCTCGAGCCGCGCCTTGGTATCAGCGTCGAGCACGCTGTCGCTGAAACGCTCGATTTTCGTGCCGCCAGCGGTGAACGTCCGGAAGCTGCCGGGAATGTCGTCGAAATTGTTGTTGATGCGGATCAGGGACGCGGTCGCCTGTTTCACGCCTTCCGGAACGCCGTTCACCGGAAAACCCGCGACGTAGCGCAAGCGCACCTCGGAGTAATAGGCGATCAGTTGGCCCGCCGGCACCCAGATTTCTCCAGTGGCGGCGCTGATCGAGGCGGTGGCCGGATCGAACGGGATCCACGCAGGCGGGCCGCCGAAGGTTTGAACTGCGGCGAGCAGACTGGCATCGTTCATCAAGCCTGAGACCTGATCGGAGCGCCTGCCGTAGCTGTAGCGGCCCAACCCGGACAAAAGCCTGACGATCGGCGAGCGTGATACCCGCGTGATCGAGCGCTTGGCCGGTAGCTCCCGCTCTTCCACAATCTGCAACCCGGCTTCCATCGTCGCGCCCTGCGCGTGCGGACGAGCGACCCGGAAAAAGGTAAGGGTGCCGTGTTCGCGGTCGACGGCGGAGACGGTCACCGCCTCGCATTTTGCCGGGTCAGTCCGGTCGATGACGAACACTTCGCCAAGCAGGTCCGCCATGCCAGCGGATGCCGCCGGAAAGCTGATCGTGACGTTGGCCCCGGCGCTGATCGCGGAGGGTAAGGCGAGCGCATACGTTGCGCTCATACCCGCCATATAGACGGGCAGGCCCGACGCGTCGGCATGCCATGTCAGGCCTTCGGGGCGCTGGAGATAGCCATCCACCAGCGTGCTGGCGTTTTCCACGTCGGACACAGTCGCATCGGGCACGCCGTAGCGCTCGTATTCGCTGGGAATGAGATAGGCGGAGGGCATCAGGCGGCGAGCAGGAAGCGGGGCAGCCACAAGCCCGTCGCCTGCCCGGTGGCGATCAGGTAGCGGCCAAGCGCGTCCGGGACATAGGCCTTGCCCTCGGCATCGAAATTGACGGTGATGGACTTTGGCGCACCATCATTTTCCAGCCAATCGGCATCGATGCCGCCCGACTGCGCGCGCGGATCGGCGGCGGGCGCGACGAACAGCGAGTGAGCCTTGCGGGTCGGATGGAAGACACGCATTGGCTTGCTCCTGAAAGAGGGCGGGGCGACCCGAAGGTCGCCCCAAAGGATCAGCCCGCCGAGACGGTCGGACGGACGATGGCGACCACCGCGTGGGCCGCGTCGGGACGCTTCGCGACGATCGCCGAGAAGTGAACACCGACATACTGGCCCTGGAGGCCAGAGAGCAGGCCGAGTTGGAAGATGCGCGGCTTCAGGTTGCCGTCGCCGCCATGCACGACGGGACGCTCGATCATCTTCTCGGTCACGATGACCGCGAAATAGTTCGAATTGCCCAAACCCGGCGACGCGAAGCCATAGCTGGTATCGGTCGTTGCCGGGATGAACGGCTCCGGAATCAGCGGGATAACGCCCGCCTGCGTGTTGATGCAGGTGACGGTGACGCCTGCCGCGACCTCGACCGTGCGCAGATCGATGTGCGCGGCCTTCGCCTCGCGGTCGATCAGGTCGGCGAGGATCGGGTTGAGGTAGATCGCGGTCGGACGCGGTGCCTGCGTCGGATTGGCGAACATGGCCGCGACTTTGGCCTTGAGCCCGTCGATGATCGACGCGCCGAGCGCAATCGTCGCCTGGTTGCTGATCTGGGTCAGCAAGCCACAGAACGATGCGGTCGAGCTGTCCGTGATCGCGGTTGCGGTCCCGGCCCAAACCGACGACGCTTCCGCGATCACGATACCCGAGGTGATATCCTCGATGTCCTTCGCTTCGACATAGCCGAACTGTCCCTGCATGCGGGTCACATCGACGTCGAACAGGCCGAAGTTGGTTTGTGCCGTGACCGCCTTGATGTAGACCGAGCGCTCGGTGCGCGTCGGGCCGGTAGCGCTGACGGTCAGCGTGCGGGGATCGCTGAACGATCCGGTTGCGATGGCGGTCTGGTCGAAGAACCGATGAGGATGACCCGTCGCGGGCATTTCGGGCACGCGATTGAGGAAAACCGATTCACGGCGAACGATGTCGGAGATCTCGGTTTCGTAGCGATTGACTTCAATCGCGCCGTTGCCAAGATAATCAGCAGCGGCGCTCATAGAGCCGCTGAACGAGGCCGTCACGCGGCCATCGGGCGAGGTATATTTTTCCATTGCTTGTCGCTCCTTTAGAGGCGTGTCGGGGTCAGGCGTCGATCGAACCGGCGCGATAAAGCTCTTGCTTCACCCGGATGCGTTCGGAGACGCCGAGGCTGGAGGCTGCGAGGATCTGGTCGAGCTTCTGGACCGACATCTTTTCAGCCCCGTCGGGCGCGTCGATTCCCGCCTTGGCGAGCAGCGACGTGATGGCGGGTGCGAGCGTCTTGCGTTCCGGGGCCGGGGCATCGGCGCGACCGGCGGCGATGGCATCGGTCAGCTTCGTACCGAGGTTTGCGACCTCGTCTTTGAGCGCGGCGATGGCAGGGTCGGCGGCTGGTTTCTCGACGGTCTTTTCGTCGGACGAGGCCATATACGAACCGCCGGCATAGTCGTGGTCGCGGAAAATGTGCGGCATCGAACCGCCCATCGCTTCGGCTTCCATGCCGTCGGCCATGCGATTGAGCAGCGCAACGTGGCCGCGCGTGGCATGGAGGCCAACACCAGCCGCCTGCATACCCGTGGCGCAGGCGCGCAATTTGTCGGCGTGTGGGGCAACCTTGGCGTGCAAATCCTTGCCCGCTTCGATCTTGCCAGCCATCTCGGTCTGGCTCGCTTCAATGGTTGCGATCTTGTCCGTCACCGGCTTGAGCGCAGCGGCGAGGATCGCTTCGAGTTCTTCCTTGGTCATGTCGATTTCTCCGGCATTCGCCGATGCGGCGAGGGATGTGGTTATGAAGGCGGCCTTTTTCTTCTTGAGAATGGCAGCGCCGGTGAACACGCAGGCGGTGATGACCAAGGGGTCCGTATCAAGGCTCTCGACGTGAATTTGTTGGGCCTCGAAACTGAATCCCAGGTTGCTCTTGTCGGCCTTGATCGTGGCGGCTTCCGTGGGGAAATCGCTTGCGTAGAGAAAGCCTTCGATCCGCAGATCGCTGCCTTCGATGGTAGCGCCGGTGATGACGCCAATCTTCCGCTGGGCGTCGTGCCCATCGAAATCGGGGGTAAAGTCGACGGCCATGCCGATCAGGCTGGGGAGCGCTGCCTCTGCGGCACTTGCCGACATGACGACGAGTTTACCTTTGGAGCCGTGCGGTGCCGCGTCGCTGGGCTGGTCGAGATGGACCAGCACGCCACTGAACGGCATACGGTTGGGGTGATCGACGACATCGGGCAGGGTGAGTGCCATCGCTTCGAGCTTGAGGGAGCGAATGGTATCCCACCCGGCGGTATCGATGCCGAGTTCTGACGCGCGCACCTGAATTGCGGTTCGGCCGTCGGCGCGCTCTGCATCAGTGAGGCCCGTTGCCTTGTGGATCTGCGCGCGCGCCATCATGACGTGGCGCTCGTCGACCAGCGGAAACGAGCGCTTGCCCGGAACGGCGAAAGCCGAGTCCGGGAGTGCTTCCCGCTGTGCCTTGGTGAGCGCCATCGTCACGGCGTCAGAGCTTCGAGCGCACGAAAGCGAGCAACTCGCCGAGTTCATGCTCGACGTCGCCTTCGAGGTGCCGGACGAATTCCTTCATCTCGGTCCACCGCATGTCGAGCTGGTCGACCAGACTTTGATGCGGACGCGGCGGGGGGCTGCTGACCGCATCGGGATCCGCAGGCATGTCTTGGAGGGGCTCGTCGGCGATGGTGGTGACCGTCGTGTCAAGCTGTGGGTCGGTCGGCACCGGCACCATGATGGGTTCGCCGGTCGGTGCGCCGTCGGCGGTCATCTGGATGGAAAGCGGAGGCTCGCCAACTTTTGCGCCGAGCGTGAGCGAAACGGTGCCGGGCTCCGTCGGCTCGGCGTTATCGGCGTTGGCGGCGGCGGCGGCCTGTGCCGACAATTCGGGATGGCCGTCGATCGCGGACTGGAGCGCTGCGATAGCCCCTTTGCGCGCCGCTTCGCCCTTGGCCCATTCCGCGTCAAGCGCAAAGCGAAGCGTCAACAAATCGACCCCTTCGATCAACACCACCAGATCAGCGACGCTGGACGCGACCAGTGAGTCGGCAGAGGAGCGCGCTGCGGCGATTTGTTCGTCGGTCGGGGCGCTGCTGGTTTCGTCGGTCATGTGGTGCTCCGGTACAAAAATGGCCCCGCCGGTCGCGCCAGCGGGGCCAGTTGGCCTCGGGGAAAGGGGAGGAACCCCGAGAGAGGGATCAGGCGAGGACGAGGATATCCAGCGTGCCAGCCGCGAGCGTGGAACCGGCGAGGCGGGGCGACAGATTTACGGTGAACCCGGCTGCGCTGCGCCCAGTGATCCAGTGCGTCGCGTCTTGGTCAGGCGTCACGAAGACGGTGTATTTTGCAGGAAGGCGCAACCCGGTCAGCGCGACGGTAACCGACGCTCCGGCACCGCTGCCAGCCGCATTGGCGACGCCCTTCTTGAGCACCAACACCAGGCGGTCGGCTTGCGCCAGCGGGTCGGAAAGATCGGAGACGGAAACGGTGTGCAGATCCTGGGCCATCGTTATTCCTTTTCGGGGTTCACCGGTTGCGGCGGGTTGTCGTGGCGTTCGGGCAGATCGGGATCGAACACCTGCTTCGATCCGGCTGCGGCGGCTTTCGCCATCGCCAGATCGACGCCGGTAAGGCTGGACCATTTCGATTTGAGCGGCGGCCGGCCTCTGGTTTCGCGGTACTCATCTGGCGTGATGCCGCCGGAATCAAATTCCAGCTTGAACACCTCCGCCGCGCGCTTTTCGTCTTCGCGGTCGAGGCCGATGAACCGCATCTGCAACTGGTAGAACCCAAGGCGACGGTGCAGGGCATGGCGCGTGATATAGGATGCGAGCTCCAGCGCGCGCGGCTTGATCGCCTGTTCCCAATCCCGATCGGATCCGACTTCGGCGGTCGAACGGTTGACGTCTCGCTCCACCCCGAGGTTCATCGGCGAAAGGTCGAACGCGATTGCGATCTCGGTCTTGAGGAATTCCTGCCAGGCGAGGAATAGGCCGGTGTCACCCTCGGGATAGAGCCGGTCGATCGAGCCGCCCTTGGAGGCCATGATCGGCGTCTTGCCTTGCCCCTCGATCTCGTTGGTCCAATACGCGCGAAACGCTGCCAACGCCGTGGCGTCCGCACCTTCGCCCAGGTTTATGATCACCGACGGCTTGGCGTTGGTGGTAACGTTGCCCGCGAATTCCGAAACGCCGAGCTGACGGCTGATCGAATTGAATGCGACCTCAAGCGGCCCAAGTCCGAACGGCGAGGCCGTGGTTGGGTTGGGCCGGATGTAGATCAGTTCATCGTCGCGAAGCTGGATCGCGGGACCGCCGCCTGAATAGGTGCCGGTGCCGACCGTCTGCGCATAGCGCGCTTCGTTCTTGTCACCGCTCCACGCGGGATAGATCTGGATCGAAAGACCATCGACGGGCCAAAGCCAGAGCGGCCGATTGGCGTCACCCGCAACTTGAGTTTCGAGGGCACCAGCTCCGATCAAGGTGTCTTCGAGTACTTGCTCAGCAAGAGTGCGCCAACTGTCGTCGCGGTTCGGGTTGGCGAGGCAATAGGTGGCGACGGCAATCTGACGCTTCAGCTCGGGCGTTTCCTTGACGCCAGGCGCGGGCACGATCTCCCAGTCCAGCATTGCGATCGGATTCTTGATCGCGTTGATGGCGCGGCGGGCATAGGGCGTCCTCGAAAAGAACCGAAGATTGCGCGGGCTGGGCTTCCAGATGAGCTGCTTTGCCTGTCGCGTCCGCCCGAAGCCGAACAGCGCAGGATTGACCTCGGTTGCGCGCGCGGGTTCGTGACGCCTGCGGCCAATGCCGATGCGTTTGAGAAATCCATCGGCCATGCGGTCAGGCCCAGCCGAAAGTATGGCCGGAGTCGGCTAGCATCAGTTCGTAGAGTGCCCACACCAAGGCGTCCATACGATCGGGCGAGCCTCCGCCCTGGAAACCTGCGGTGGTGGTCATGGTCATCTGCTCTTCCATGTCAGAGAACACACCGAGGTGGTGAACCTTGCCCTGTTCATAGAGCGCGGCGATCGGCTCGGCGCGGACATGCTTGCCGCGAGTGGCGCTGACTAATTTTACGGGGAGGTTAGGTGCCGCCGAACGCAGCACCGACTCCACCATCGCGCCGCCGTAATTACGCTCTGCCGCAACGCGGTCGGCTCCGTAATATTCTGCGGCGCGTGCAACGACCTGTGCCCAGCCATCCGGCGATAGACGACAGGTCTTGTCGGCGATGACATAGGCATGTCCGTCAGTACCAAGCGCCGCGACGACAATACCCTGACTGTCACCACCGCTGCCATCCGAGCCGGATGGATCAACACCGATGACGACACGCACCAACGGCGGAAGCTCTGCGCGTCGCAGTGTTTCCAGCCCAGGAATAGGCTTGCCGTCTGCCGCGATGCGATCGGTCAGCGACCAAAGCGCGCCAGGCACTTCGCTGAGGTATTGCCCGTCGCGGAACCTCTGGCGTTGCTTTTCAGGCAATCCGTCAAGCTCGGCATGGTATTCCGGCGGAAGATGCGGATTGTCGATCGGGTTCATCACCACGAACGACCGGCTTCCCTCTTCGATTGGCATGCCGTTGTCGGGGCGGACCTTCTCCACAAACTCACGATAGGTCCAATGCCCGCGCCCCGTCGGGTTGAGATCGTACATCGCCTTGAGCGGCAACCGAGATCCGTCGCGGAGGAAGCAGGATTGCGCCAAGCGAGTGCGCAGCGTCAGTATGGTGTCGTACGCTACTTGCGACGATTCGTTGACGTAGATCGTGGCGAACTCTTTGCCGAGGATCTTGTCGACCCGCTCCTTGTCGTCGAGCCCGGTGAACCAGACCTCGGAGCCGTCGGGTAGGGTGGCATACTGGTCCGACTTGTTGACCGTGTACGGCACGTCTGGAAATGCCATCCGCATCATCTTCGGCCAGGTGTCGAGCATGACGGACTGGCGGACGTCGATGTTGTGGAGGCGGGCGATCAGATGCCGACTTTCGGGAGCGACGAGGCCGCGCTCGGCGATCAGTTCGCAATACCCGAAGGTCTTACCTGATCGCGAACCGCCGTAGGACAGACCATGTCGGGCTGGACCAAGGACCGTCCCCGCCTGGAGTTCCTGCTTGATGGTGCGCTTAAAGCGGGCAGTAGGCTGGCCCGCAAGCTGGCGTCGGCGGTCGAGTTCCTTCAGGCGGGCAAGGTGACCAGCAAGCGTATCAGGTGCCATTGGGCTTGTAGGCCGCGATCTCCGCCAGCAACTGCTCTTCGCTCATCTCGGCGAAATCGATCTTGCCGCTATGCTCAACCTTGTCGACAAACATGCCGAGGTGGCGCGCGACGTTCTCCAGCGCTTTCGCCTGGTCGATCAGCTTGATCTCGAAACCGTCCTTGGTTTCCTTCGCGCCCGCGTACAGCAGCGCAGCGGCACCCTTGAGGCGGCGCGTGTCATTGGCGTGGACGATGCCGCACCCTTCGCCGTTGCACTTCGGGCAGTCCGGATGCGGATCAGCCGTAGCCACGAACCCGAGGCCGCCGGAATCGTCGGGCGGGGTGAACTTGCCCGTCGCGCCAGCGGCGGCGGCAATCGCGCGCCGAAGCTCTTCGGCATCCTGCCACTGATAGGCGTGATCGACCCCGTGGCAGTACCGGCACGCGGTGCGGCGAAACTGGATCAGATCATTCGGATCGGCTGTGGCGATTTTCCACCACCGCTCCAGCACCATGTCGGCGGTGACGGCGACGCGCTTGCTACGGACCTCCATCGCTTCCGCGACCGCAGCAGCAACATGCGGAGCGCGCAGCAGTTCGTGCGCATGATGGTCCGCGCCCTTCGCCGAAAAACCGGCGCGGATATAGGCGGCCATCGCGTTCAGGTCGGTAAGGTATTCCTCGACAAACGCTCGCTGTCGCGGGGTGAGCTTGCGGGGCTCAACAGCCTTGGGCTTCACAGCCATCGGAATCTCCATGGGAAAGGCGCTGGTCACCCGCGCCACAGGCCGCAGATCACCCCCTTCCGACGATGCTGGAGCGGCCCGTGCGCGGTCGCGACAAAGCCAAGGCACAAAAAAGGGGAATTATATACTTGACTCCCTAATTCGGATCGGGTAGTTATCGACTTATCGGGAGGCAAGGGGCTTTCCAAGCAAGGAGATACGGACATGACCACCTACACCATCCTCTCAGGCGAAGGCGAAATGATCGACACCGGCCTGTCGCTGCGTGACGCCGCCCACGAAGTCCTGACTTCAGACAGCCGCTCGTATGAAGTGCGCGAAGACAAGGACGGCGGCTTCACCCTCTGGAGCCGGCAGCAGGTCGCGAATCGTGGCTGGGAAGCCACCCGCTTCTTTTCGATCAAGGCCGACCGCGCGGAAGCCGAAGGCGAGATTTTCAGCGCCGTCGTCAGCAGCGAGCGTTTCGCGGGCCACTGCGAAGCAATCACGGACGAGCAATATGCTGAGATGCTCGCCTCGCTCGCCGAGGATGACGGCGAATGAGCAAGTCCACGATCTCGACCTTCGAGCTGTTCCAGATGTTCCCCGACAACGACAGCGCCCGCCTCTACTTCGAGGCGCGGCGCTGGCCGTCCGGGGCGGCCTGCCCGGCCTGCGGCGAAGCCGAGCGCATCGGCAAGCGCAAGGGTGGATTCTTCCGCTGCAACGCCTGCCTGCTCGACTTCACGGTTCGCACCGGCACGATCTTCGAGAAATCGAAGGTGCCGCTGAACAAGTGGCTCTACGCCATGTATCTGCTTGTCACGGCCCGGAAGGGCATCAGCAGCCTGCAACTGGCGAAGCAGATCGGGGTGACGCAGAAAACCGCGTGGTTCATGCTCCAGCGGCTCCGCGAAGCGTGCGGCAACGACCCTACCGAACTCGCTGGTATCGTTGAAATCGATGAGGCGTATATCGGCGGGAAGGAAGCCGCGAAGCACGAGAGCAAGCGGCTCGGCCTTGGCCGGGGTGGCATCGGCAAGACTGCCATCATCGCGGGCCGCGAGCGCGCCACCGGGCGCGTCAAAGGCGAGGTCCGGGCCACTGTCACCGGGCGGAACGCGGTCGGCTTCGCGCACCGCAATGTGCAAGTCGGCTCGACCATCCACACGGACGAGAGCGCGATCTACAACCGCGTCGGCGGGCTGCTCTACCAGCACGAGACGATCAACCACGGCGCGGGCGAATACGTCCGGGGCGCGGTCACGACGAACGGCATCGAGAGCGTGTTCGCGGTGATGAAGCGCGGCCTGCATGGTGTCTATCACCATGCCTCGCCGAAGCACCTGCACCGCTACGTTCACGAGTTCGCGTTCCGGCTCGGAGAGGGCGACGTGAGCCGCCACACGATGCAGCGCCTCGCCGCGCTGTTCAATGCGGCCATCGGACGCCGCCTCACCTACAAGGACTTGATCGCATGAGCGAAGCCATCCGCAAAATCCTCGACGCGGTGACAGACCGCGTTCTCGGCTACCGGCCCGCCGACAAGGGCCAGCAGGCCAAGAAGGTAGCCCGACGCGTGAAGCGCCAGCGCAAGGAGGAGGGTCAAGATGATCGGGAGTCATCTATATAATTCCCCAAAAAAGCCCGACGAGCCGTTGAGCTGCCGGGCGGATTTCTACCAGTGACCCTGCGTGTACCGTTGTGGCGTCCCGAAAGTCAAGGGGCATTCGATCAAGGTTTGAAGCTGGTAACGTTTCCACCAGGCCGCGACGCCAGCCTCGAGCGCACGTTGTGCCGTCCACCGGGCCAGCCGGGCGCGGAACGCTGCGGACTCAAACCTCGGTTGAGAGATTTCGAACCAACCGCCGTCGACCATGATTTCGAGACGCGCGTCGGTTCCAATGATCGTTTCTGCCATCACGCGTCCTCCTCGTTGAGTGCAGCTCGAAGAATTTCCGCAACCTCCGCCCAGGGCCGGAAATAGCCCCGATCGTCCAAGAGGGCGGGATTGGTATCCGGAAGGGCCCCGCGGGCCTCTGGCGGGCTCCCAGCGGGCTTACCGTCGCGCGAGATCGGCTCGCCACCCAACGCGCCGATCTCGCGCGACGGTAGCAAGTGGCCGATTCCGCCGCGCAACCGTCGCGCGACCAGCCGAAGCCGCAGCGTCGCTGTGGACCGCCTGCACTGGTGCTCGAGCGCCACCTCGTCGATCGTCAGCTCGTCCAGCACGACCCGGTCGAACAGCGCCAGCAGCCGCACGTCGGCGAGGACGGACGTGTCCGGAACCAGCACTTGGCGGGCATGGCGGAAATTGTGCCGCGCCTCGACCTGCGCCGGCGTCTTGGGCCCAAAGCCGTAGGACCGCTCACCCGGGATTTGCTCGCCCCATGCCGCCGCCGAAGCGGAGAGATCGAAACCGCAATTTTCCCAAGCCTTGCGATACCAGAGGCACGCCGGGAATGTGTCGTCGTCCAGCACGCCGCGCGAATGCAGCGCGATGATCCGGCTGTGCTGGACCCGGCGCAGCGTGGTGAGCGACCGCACCGTGCCGTCGGTCTTGTCCGGCGTGTGGGGCGCGAACTCCCCGGTGCGCATCAACTCGGGCGTCGGGCCAAGGATCGTATCCTCGATATTCCCGAATTTCCCGGCCTTCACTTCGCGTTCCGCGTCCTTCCGCCGCCGCTCCGCCTTGAAATCGGCACGGTCGCGTTTGAGCAATGCAGCGACCCGTTCAGCCTCGAAAGCACGCATTTCCGCCACTGTCATGCGACGTTCCCCATTTTCCCCCGGCCCCGAAACCATAGCAACTTCTCCAAAATCCGATTGACGCGCCCGCTCAAACATCGATTTTCTCATCCCGATCTGCGTCGGCCGTGGACCCGTTCCGCGATCCGGATCAGGTCGCGCCGGTCCGCAGCGTTCAGCCAGGCGAGCCGGATCAGCACGATGTCGCTGGCGTGGAATGCGTCTCGCGCTGCCTTGCGCGCTGCGACGGCATTGGGCTCACCCGTCGAACCGGCGTGCGGGGTTAGGGAGGATCGCAGGCCGCTCACGCCGCCGCTCCGTTCAGGCGGTTCCGCTCCGCCAGCCATTCGGCGCGGTAATCGCGGATCCCGCCGTCGAGATATTTGAAAGACCGGACCGAACCGCCTTTCGCCTCCTCCCGCGCAACGACGACTTTCGCGCCTTCGATGACGTGGTATTCGAAATGGAACCCCTCCCTGATCCAGGCCTGCAACTGGGCTCGATCCGATGCAGCAATCGGTCGGGTGAGGTTGATGATTTGGGCCAGCGCACGGCATCGCTGATCAAATTCCCCGATCGGAACAGAATCGCGTTCGGGGGAAATTGGGATAGCAGGCTTATAGCTTTCTTCTTTCTGGTCTCTGGTCTCTGGCCTCTGGGCTTTAACCTCACCCTTATCCTGCACGTTATCCTCACCCTTATCCGACGCATGATTATTCTTTGTTTTAGAGAGGCTTGGGTTACCTCCGGATTTCCCGTTTTTTCGGGCATTTTGGGCCCGTTTTTCATCCCGAATCATCCGGCGCGAATAGATCGCGCCCGCGCCGGAGACCGAAAAAACGCCTGCATTCCGAAGCTCGGCAAGGAGGGCTTCTACCTCGGTTTCGGACGATCCTGCCTGCACGGCCAACTGTGCCGGTGTCGGGACATTCCCGCCCACCAGAAGTTGCCCATACCGATCTGACCGGTGCATGATGGCGAGCATCTCCATCCACAGCCCGCGCGCGGCGAGGCTGCACATCCGGAGCTTCTCGTCAGCGCGCCAGTCCTGCGGATAGAACTTCATCCAGGGCTTCGCAGCGGAGCTTTTCGTGGCTGTCATTGCACGGAACTCCCCGACCACTCACCGAGCGTCAGCGCGCCCTTAGCTTGGTTGCATGTGCGGCAGGCGACGGTGAGATTCTCATCATCATCAGTGCCGCCGCGCGAAAACGGGTGGATATGGTCGATCTCGAGCGGGTCAGCACGACGCGCGCAATAGGCGCATATCTCGCCATCCCGTTCTATAATGCGCTGGCGCGTGGACCTCGACAGAGGCTTCCGCGCATCGTCGCCATACAGACGATCGTCGAAGTCGTCGGATGTGATCAAACCGCCTTCGTTGACGCTGATCTTGCGCTTCGCAATCAGCTCGTCGCGTAGCGCGCGCCACTTCCGAACCGAGCATCCCATGTAGCCAGCAAGCAACCGCTCGTTGTCGGCGATCGGGCCGCCGCGATCGTAAATCAGGTCCAGCACGGTTTGATAAGCGCCACGCTCTTCCAAGGTGAGCGACATAAACCCAGCGAGCGCATCGGAATGGTAGCGCTTATGATAAGGCCGGGCGCTCATATACGACCCCAGTCAAGGCTGCGCACAGCCTGATAAGGGGTCAGATACTGGACCGTAGCGCGCCCTGTGCGCCCATTGCGGCGCTTGGCGAGGATTAGCTCCAGCTTGCCCGCTGCGGACGCCCTGGCGCGCTCATGGGCCTCCTCATTGCCCGCCTTGGCCTTGCCGCTGAGATAATATTCCTCGCGGAACAGAAACAGCACCGCGTCGGCATCCTGCTCGATCTGGCCGCTGTCGCGAAGGTCGGCGAGCTGTGGCCGCTTGTCGTCCCTCTGCTCTACAGCGCGGCTAAGCTGCGCCAGCGCGATCACCGTCACTTCCAGGTCTTTCGCGAGGATCTTGAGACCCTTGGAAATCGCCGAAACGGTCTCGTATGCTGACTGGCCCTTTTGCTCGGATGTCATCAACTGGAGATAATCGATAATGACGACCTTGAGCGTTTGGCCCTTGGCCGCCATGCGGCGCTTGGTGCGGCGGACGGCGAGCGATAACCGAGCGACCGACATGGCGCTACGATCGTCGATTTCCAGCGGCCATTCACGGCTTGCCGCTCTCAACCGTGAAAGGCGCTCGTCCTGATTCAGCGTTGTCCGTCCCTCAATAAGGGCATCGAAAGGTATCCAGTCGCCAAGCGCTCGGCAGGCCAAGTCAGCCATCATGCGCGTCGCAAGTTCGCTGCTGCTCATTTCCATGCTGGCGAAGTGGACGCCATGCCCATTGCGCGCGAGGCCAAGCGCTACTGCGCACGCCACTGCGGTCTTACCCATTCCAGGGCGTCCACCGACAATGATCAACTGGCCCGGCTCAAAACCGCCAACAAGCTGATCTAGCTCCAACAGTCCGGTAGATGCGCCGATCTTGCCGTCATTTTCCTTGATCAGTTTGATCCGGTCGAGCGCCATGCCGATGCCTTGGTCCAGCGTGGCCTGACGCGACGGTTCGCGGCGCTCGATGGCGGCGACCAGCGCGGCATCGGCTTCGTCGACGAGTGTCGCGAGGGTCAGTTCGCGGTCGGCGGTGCGCTCGAGCAACGAGTTAGAGGCATCAATGAGGCGGCGGCGCGCAGCGCATTCGGCAATCGTCTCTGCCTGGTCGCGCGCGCGGATCAGCAACGCCATGTTCGCCGCGCCGCCGGTCAGGTCGGCGAGGAACGCCATGCCGTTCATTTCGATGTAGCCGGGGTCGGCCGCGAAAAGCGGATGCAGCGTGATCGGGTTCGCCTGCTGCCCAGCCGAGACGATTTGCACGATGCGATCGTACAACCGCCCGAACAGCGGCTCCGCGAAATCCTCGCCGCGTAGCAGATCGGCCACGGTGTCCACGCGGCGGTTGTCGTTCAGCAGCATCGCCAGCATGGCGATCTCACCCTCGAGAGGTGTGACGCTTTCGGGGTAGGCGGGAGCGACCACCGTTTCGTAGCGCCGCATCAGCATCGATTGTCCAATGCGAGGAAAAGGTCGCGCCATTCCTGCCAGGCGCGGGCAAGCCGCTTATTGGCTTCGAGGTCGACGCGAATGTCACCGCTTTCGGCCCAGTCGCGCGCGAGCGCGGCGTAGCGCTCCCATGCGGCCTCGGCATTTCCGGCTACGGGCAGGAGGGCGACGACGCTCATCCGATCACCACCTCAACCCGACCGGGCTTCTCAGGCTCGGCATAGACGTATGAAGGCAGAAACCGCTTGTCGTTGACGCCGAGCGCATCAGAAATGCCGTCGATCATGGCCTTGAGCCTATTCGGCATATTGGTACGATCGCTGCGGTTGTCAGGCGGGTAAAACGTGAACCGAATTGCGATGTCACCCGTCGCAGGGATATCGACCCGGCCAGCTTCCAGCGTCGCGGTATGCGCCCAGGCGCGGAACTTCTTGGTGAGCGCCGCCTTACCCCGCCAATGCCCCTTGGCATGGCCGGAGAGCGTGGACGGGGGCCACGGAAGTATGATCGGGTGCGTCATCAGAACAGGCCGAGCTGAACCGCATAGGTTTCATAGACCGCCTGCGCTTCGTCACGCTTGGTTTTATCGATTTTTCGCTCGCGAATGATGCGGCGGATCGCGGGGGTATCGTAGCCAGTTGACTTAGCTTCGCCGTACACGTCCTTAATGTCGTCGGCGATGCCCTTCTTTTCGCTTTCCAGCCGTTCGATTCTCTCTACCAGCAAGCGGAGATGATCGTCTTTGATGTTCGCGTTGTCAGACATAGGTTTCTCTCCAGAATTGTGGCCGAGCAGTTCAAATGCTTCGGGCGGCGGCGGATTTTTCGCGTCATCGGCCTCGATCAGGCGCGCCTCGGATGCGGGGATTCCGCTGGTGGCGCAGGCATCCTCGACCGTGGCACCGTCGCGGCGCGCTATGCGGTACTGACGCAACTGAAGTGATCCGCCGGCAGTCATGCGGCTGCACTGAACAGCGAGATCTGAACGGGCTCTGCCAACGCCACCGAAGCCCGTTCTGTTTCGGCAATGACGCGCACTTCCGCCGCCGCGATGCGCGCGCGGGCAATTGGCAGATATTCCGCCGTCATTTCGCAGCCAATGAAGTCGAGTCCCTCCAGCACTGCAGCCTTTCCGGTCGAACCGCTGCCGGTGAACGGATCGAGCACCAGCCCGCCGGGTGGCGTGATCAGGCGCACCAGCCACCGCATCAACGCCTCGGGCTTCACCGTCGGGTGGATGTTGCGATATTGCGTGTCCCGGCCTTCGCTCAGGCTGGACGCCGCGCCGCTCTCACCGTTCCCGGTCTGGAACTGAACGAACTGCTGCGGGGCGAACTGGTTGAGTCCCTCATCGCGATCGGACTTGCTGGCCTTGGCGCAGTAGAAGAAACGGGCGGCGCTGCCGCTGTCGAGACGGCGTTCGCCGGGGCGCATCTGATAGCCAACGACACCGGTGTTCGCGCTGTCGGCGCTCGGCTCGTCGCCACGACCAGCACGCATTACGCCATAGACGTTCTGCGATTTTCGCCGGTCTGGCGAGAGGCTCGCGTTAGCGATTTTACCGGGAGCGTCGGGGAATCCGTTCAGTACCTCGTCGCTGCCGTCGTGCACGACGTTGGCAGGCCAGCGGCCCGGCTTCATCTGGCCGTGATATTCAACGCCGTCGTCTGGCCTCCAGTTGCCGGTGCCGCCCTGCGCGTCGTCGGCATGGATGCGGCAAGCGTCGATGTTGAGTGCGCCAGTGCCGTGCTTCGCCTCGTTCGCGGCGACCGATCCCTTGAACGGCTTGCGTGCGAGAACTATCGGTTCGTGAGCGGGCTTGAGGCACGTGCCCTTACCGTCGCGGTTGCCGCCTTTCGGAAAGCCCGAACCGTACAGCCAGTGGACCATGTCGCGGACTTCGAAACCGGCCAGCCGGATCGCGATCACGCCGAGGTCGTATGTCCGCGTGCCGAAGAACGCGAGCAGGAAGCCGCCCGGCTTGAGCACGCGATAGGCTTCCTTCCAGGCCGCCGGACCCGGCACGAAGCTGTCCCAGCTGTTGCCCATGAAGCCATTGCCGGTGTGCTCATAATCGTCACCTGCGAGCCAATGCGTCAGCACCTCGGCGCAATCAGGTTCGCTCGAAAGACCATATGGCGGATCGGTGCAGATGCTATCGACGGATGCTTCTTCCATCGCCGCCATCAGCACCCTGCAATCGCCTTCAAGAACAGCGGCGCTCATCGAGCCCACCGCACCGACGCACCCGTCTTAAGAGCTTCGGTGATCTCCGCCTTGCGCGCGGCAATCACCTCGCGCCGGACGCGCTTGGTCAACGCCGACAGGTCATTGCCGAGGGCGTCGAAGCGGCGCGGGTCGATCGCAGGCACCACCACAGGCGCAGCCTTCGCGCGGCGGAATAGGCTCCAGATCATGCAGCAATCCTTTTCCAGTCATCGGTATAAAAACCTTTGATGATAGCGCGCTCGGTCAGTTCGGCATCCGTCAGCACAGCGGACCCGCGCCGCCAGTGCGTGCCTTTGATGTCTGCCCGGCCATTGGCGTTGCACCGGAACACCGGCCCCCAATATCGGAGGTAATCGGCTATTTGACCCATCGCCGACATATCGCGGTGGACGACCGTTCTTGCAGCGTGCTGGTATCCAGGCGTCAGCTTTTTAGGCCGAACATTGGCTTCACCCAGCCAGCGGTGGATGACCTCTGGACCGCGCCCATAATGCAACCGAAGCTGCTTGATCGTCATCGTCGGTGCGACCAGTGCAAAGCCATCCGGCACAGCCAGTGGGGCATATGTCGTGCCCGCTTTCGGTGCGGCGATGCCGGATTGCTTCCGAAAGCGAGTGATGAGATTCATCGAAACACCGTATCGCTGCATCAATTGCGGGTTTGAGCTCGTGGCCGCATGGTCGGCAAAGTCATCGGGCAGCGAGATCGGTGGCATGACCGGAACCGATTGCGAAACCTCTATCCCGAAGTCAGCAGCGATTTTGCGGATCGTCTCAATGCGCCGCCCGAACAGTTCGCGAATATGGGTTAAAACATGGTCTGGATCACGCAATGCAGCGATGATCTGGTCACGCTCTTGACTTGTGACGGGGCCATTCTTTTTCATGCCGCACCTCGATCTTGCTTGCCGAGCAATTCCCCGATCGCATCGAACGCAGCCTCAAACGTCGATCGGTTCTCGCGAATGACGGAAGCGCTAACTTGGCCGCCATCGACCAGAGCGCAGGACAGAACAGCCGCCGCACGCATAACCTTGCACTCGCGCTCGCGGTCGGTGTCACAGCTCTTCTTGCTGCCACCACAGAGACGGTTTAGACTGCCGGTGAACCGACCAGCCCATTCGCGCTTACCACGGGCATAGGTGACCAAATTCATGGTCGCGGTGCCCTCGCAATACTTCGCGGCTTGATCCTCGCTAACCCCGAGCACCGCGCCGATGTCGGCGTAGGACAGCGCGTCTTGCGATTTGATCAGCGCCAAATCACCGCCAACCCGTTGTAAAACAGCGGAAGCGGAAAAGACGGGCCTTTCCCGCTCGCAGTCGTTGCACTGCAGCATTATCGGCCATCCTTATGGATGAGACCAACAAACTTGACATTTTCCGCGTCGCGCAAATCAGCCGCAGCAATCGAGCGGCCTACCCATATGCCCGCGACCACGCTGGCGATCGGCCAACAAACGAGAATAGTGTGAACCGTCACGCTGTCTCTCCCTGGGTTGCGCCGATCTGTGCGGCGTCGGTGTGTGCGTTGTGAGGTGGCACCCGGTAGATGCGCGCGATCACCGGCTTGCGGCTGCGGCGTGTGAGGTAGATGCCGAGGGTGCCGGTTGGGGTCATGCGGCGGCTTTCATGCGCAGAGCTTCCACCGCGAGCCGCGTTCGCTCGTCGAGATCCAGCTTGCCATTCTCGAACCGGGATACGGTCCCTTGCGTAAGGCCGAGCTTTTCGGCCATTTCCGCCTGCGACAGGCCCAAGGCCTTGCGAATTGTTCGGATGTCCATGTCGGACATATATGCGCATACGAATATCGGTAGTCAAGCATGATATGCGTTGGCGAATTGGGTAGGGCACCCATCTCGCGCTACCGACGCCCTATGAGCACTCCCTTGTCAGAACGTATCAAACGCCTCCGTCTTGCGAAGGGTATGACACAGACCGAATTTGCGGATCTCCTGGACACGACGCAGGGCACGGTAGCGCGTTGGGAGCGCGGTTCTGCACCAAAGCATGAAGCCCTTAGCCAGCTCGCAAATGTTGCTGGAACAAGCTTAGAGCGCTTCCTCGGCCAGCCAATGCGCAGCGAAGACGCTTCCGAAATTCCTATTGTGGGCTATGTTGGCGCGGGCGCAGCAGTCTATAGCTACGATGACATGGCCCACGGAGACGGTATTGGAACGGTCGATAGGCCTGAATTTGTGAAGGGCAGGGCGGTTGCCGTTGAGGTTAAGGGTGATAGCCTTATTCCTACCGCAGAGGATGGCTGGCGACTGATTTATACTGGTGAGCAGACCGTTATCGAGCACGAAGTTTTGAACCGCCTGTGCGTCGTCAAGCTGGTCGATGGCCGTAGCTTGGTAAAGAAGGTTTTGCGCGGCTCTAAGCCGCAGCGCTACCACCTCATGTCCACCAATGCGCCAATGATCGAGGATGCTGAAATCGAGTGGGCTGCCCCGGTTAAGGCCATTATCCCGAACTAATCTCCGAAAAATAAAATTCGCCAGCGCATAATTTATCACTTGCGGTTATGCGTATGCGCATATAGATATACCTCCACAGCCGCACGACGCGGCGCATGGAGGCGAGAATGGCCGAGGCAGCAAAGACACCGCGAACGAAGAAGGCGAAAGCCACAGAGCCGGTCATCGTCTCAATCAAGGGCTTCGACAAAAACCTGTCGTGCCGGGGATATCAGTTCGAGGTAGGAAAAACCTTCGAGCATGAAGGTACGGTAAAGGCCTGTAACAACGGTTTCCACGCCTGTAATACTGATGCCCACCCACTGTCGGTATTCGATTATTATCCTCCCGCTGGTTCGCGCTTCTGCGTCGTCACGCAGGACGGCGAAACAAACACCGACGACGGTATCAAGATCGCGTCGGCAAAGATCACGATCGATTTTGAGATAACGATCGGCGATTTGGTCAAGCGCGCGTGGGATTACGTCTGGTCGAAAGCTATAAAGAGCGATGACGCGCATGTGACGATTGAGCAGGGCGCGGCGTCGGCTACCGGTTGGCGGGGCGCGGCGTCGGCTACCGGTTGGCGGGGCGCGGCGTCGGCTACCGGCGAGCGGGGCGCGGCGTCGGCTACCGGCGAGCAGGGCGCGGCG